ATGTCGACGCCGAGCTCGAGCAGGGCGGTTGCTGCCGAGTGCCGCATTACGTGCACCCGGGCATCCGAGACGCCAGCCAATCGGAGGACGACCTTCCACTCCGCCCAGTCCACGCGTGGGTCGATTGGCTGGCCATCGGGACGACAGAAGACGAGATCATTTGCTTTCCACCACGTACCGGCTTCCCGCATCTCCGCTCTTTGCAACTGCCGGTGTTCGCGCAGGAGCTGGGCCACCCCCGGCGGCAGCGCGACAACGCGAGGGTGTGGACGACGCCGCCAGCCCTTCGGGCGGGTAATGACGAGGCCGCCGTCCTGGCGCAGGGGGCAGGTCGAGGCGTGCTCCTCACAGTCGGGTGGGCATGGCGGCGGGCAGCCGCGTTTGCCTCTGTGGCGTTTGCATCCGGCAGGGCAGGGCTCGAATCGGTGTAGGCCCCGCGGGTTCTTCCCGCGTGGTCGGGCTCCGCAAGCGTGCGCGTCGTCGCAGCCGTGTCGCCAGGTTAGGCGCTGTAGCTGCCATTGGATGGTGACGACCTCGTTGTCTAGGTCCAAGTCGGGCCAGCGCAGACCGAGGGTTTCGCCCTGCCTGGGGCCTATCGCCAGTCCGAGGAACCAGCGGGCGCCGTTGCGGCGTTGCCGGGCCACATCCAGTACAGCCCGCGCGTCATTGCGGGACAAGGACTCTCGAGCCGCCCGCGGCGCTCCAGGCGGATCCATCAACTTCGCCACGTTCCGGGTGACCCGACCACGCCGTAGTGCGATCTCAAGGCCGCGTCGGATTACCGCGTGGGTCTTCAGCACGTGGCCTTCTGAGCTGGGCGGCTTTTTGGAGTACATCGCCTTGTAAAGGCGATCAAGGTCTTCGGTCTCTAGGGCGTCGACCAGTATCCCGCCAAGGTGTGGGAAGATCCAATTGTGACACCGTGACCAGTAGTCGTCGAGGCTGCGCCGTGCCAGCGCCTTCGCCCCATAGGGGGCGATGTCTGTAAGCCAGGTCGTGAACCAGTCCTCGACTGTGGGCACTCGACCAACGCGTGGCTTGCGGCCGGCGTCGACTTCCTTGAGGAGCTTTCGCAGCTTGCTGCGTACAGCGACCTCCGTCTTGCCGGAGCGGTGTCGGCGGTCGAGTGCGCCGTTGGCTTTGTGCCCGACGGTGACCTTGGCGTGGTAGAGCCCGTCGGGCCCGAGTGTGACTGGCACCTCCCGCCAGCTAACGACCTCTATGTCAATCACCGCCCTCGTTGCGGCGTCGTGCCAGGTAGCGGATCATTGCGCGGATCTCCTGTTTCTCAGCTTCGGAGACGTGGGGATCGCGTAGTCGACGCGCGACCTCCCGCATGTCGGGCTCTAGGGTCAAGGGCTCCGCTGGCTGGGGTCGTCCCGCCTCCTCTGCCCAGCCGAGTAGCCGGTAGGCGACCTCGACCGGGACATCGAGCCCTTCACAGAAGCTCCGCACCTGGCTTGCACGCGGATCCTTCGTCCAGTCGCCACTGCGCCACCGGTAGATGGTTGCCGAGCTGACGTTCGTGGCCTTGACGATGTCCTCAATCGTCATGCCGCGCTCGCGGGCTTCCTTGAGCACCCGACTGACGAAGTGGCCGAACTTTGCGGCTCTGACCTGCACGGACGCTGACATGCGCAGACGGTACTTCCCGTGATCGGGAAGACCTTCTTGCCCACGGAAATATTCTCGGTCTCGACGATGCCTCGGTGTGGTCAGCCGACGCAGGGGTCGACGCGAGATGTGGTTGCCCAGCAGGGCTGAACTGCTCTGCATGGCTTGACCATAGATGGTCACTAGATCAACTGAAACTAGCCGAAAGTATGAGTTCTTCCCGGTGTCGAGAAACCGAGAGAGACGGTAACGTCCTTCTCGTGTTTGAGAGAGAATTCGTAAGGTTTCCCGAAGTCGGGAATCGCGAGCGAGACCTGTACCCCGTAAACGAGGTGGCCTACCGGCTGGGGATCACCGCCCGGAAGGTATGGCTGCTCATCAGCGACGGACGAATCCGCACGAAGCGTCTCGATGGCCGCCGCCTGGTCCCCGCTGACGCACTGGCTGAGTTCATCGCGGGACTCCCCGATGGTGAGGACCCGAAGGCAAACGCGGCATGACGCATCCAGGAGGCGGATCCGGTGGCACTGGTCCCGGCGGTGGCGCGGGCACCGGCCCGGGACGCGGCGCCGACCGCATCACCACCGCCGCCCTCCTCGCCCGCGCGGTAGCCCTCATCGCGGTCGGCCTGGCCCTCATCGCGGTCGGCCTGGCCTCGCTGTCCGCGTCGCCGGCCCCGGAGCCGGAGCCGCGGTGGATGCGGCCGGCGACTCCCGCTGAGGAGCGGGAGTGGCAGATACAGCGCCTCGTCGATGAGGCGCGCAGTAAGTGAGCCCCCCGCCGCAGGCACGGCGAAGGGCTCGACACCCGCACCAACCCACACGAAAGAGAGAAGTGCAGATGCAAGACAAGACGGTACCCGAAACGACCGAGCGGCAGATGTGCGCCGCCGCCGCGGCGGGCGTCTACTGCTCGCCGCGCTGCTACAGCAGCCGTGGGCGGGACTGTGAGCACCCGCTGCCACCTACGCCTACCTACTCCTGTGACGGGTGCGGCCGGACCTTCCCGGAGCCGCCGCAGATGTGGCGGGACCGGTGCGGCTGGTGCCGGTGGGGCACCCCCGACGGCCTGCCGCCCACGTGCCGGCACTGCGGACTGGCGACCGGCACCACGGATCCGTGTTGCTCCGCCTCGCTCGGTCTGTCCGACGCCGTTGAGTCGGACTACTGGCTGTCCCTCGCCGCTGATCTGCGTGCGGCGGCTGACCTGATCGCCGCCCTCGCTGGCGCACCGGCACCGGAGGTGAACACGAGCCTGTCCCTGTTTTGCGGGCCGTACACGGAGCGGGGGCATGAGCAGCGCCGCCTCCTTGTGGAGGCGATCGCTGACGCCCTGGGTGGGACGGCCGCAGAGGTGGGGAGAGCGTCGCTCTGGGAGCACCGGGCGGAGGCCCTGGTCGGCGCGTTGGATGTCACCGCGTGGACCCGGATCCCCGCGCCGGAGGACGCGGAGCTCACGGCGTTGCGTGCCCGGGTGGCCGAGCTGGAGGCCGAGCGCGCCGGGGGTGCTCGATGAGCGCCCCGACCTGGCCGCCCGCAGCCGCCGATCCGATCACCGTCCCGGACCTGGGCTGCGGACACCTGCCCGGGGAGCCCCACGACGAGGCGTGCGCCTACTGGCGCGGGGTCACGGACGGGACCTACCCGCCGCCGCCGGATATGTCGGTGACGCTGCCGCCGCACTGCCCAGGACTGTTGCCGCTGACTGATCCGGCGCTGCGGGAGGTGGCGTGATGATCCGCACTGCCGCGCAGATCCTCGCCAGTATCGACGACGAGCCGGACGACCTCGCCACCGAGTCCCGCCCGGCTGAGGCGCCCCGCCGCCCGCGCGGCGTGGTCGACCTGGACGCCGGGGTGGGTCGCCTGCTCGTTGGCTACGACACCATCCACCGTCACGTCCGGGTGTGGACCGGTGAGGCACCGCCACCGGAGCCGCTACCGCCTCGGGTGTCGCCGTTGCGGCAGGGCTGCCCGAGTGAGGGCCAGTACCGGCGGCATCTCAAGGCCGGTGAAAGGTGCCGGCCGTGCCGGGAGCACGTCCACGCGTTGGAGAAGGCGCGCCGCGCGAAGTGGGGGCGGCGATGACTGACCGACGCAACCCCGAACTCATTCACAGTGGCCCCGATGTGTGCCCCGGCTGCCTGACCGTGCCCGGCCGTGACCACGGCGTGTGCTGCCCGGCCTTGGAGGGCCACCGGCACGCTGCCGACTCCGTCCCGGAGTCCGTCCGCATCCTCGCTGGCCTGCTCGTCGGGCTGTTCATCGGCGTCGGCCTGTGGGCCGTTGGCGCCGCGATCGTTTGGAGCCTGACGTGATCACCACTGACGACATGGTGCGGGAGCTGATCGCCGCCCTGGATGCGGCCGACCGTGAGCGGTCCCGGCTCCAGGACGAGCTGGACATCGCCGAGGCCGCCTACGAGCGGCGTGCCAGGCAGGCCGCCCAGTGGCGGGACCTGGCACGCGGGCTCGGCGACGACCTGCGGCAGGCCCACGCCGACCGGGACCAGGCGATCAGCACCTCCCAGCGGCTACGGGTGGGCCTGGTCGCCGCGCGGGAGCGGCTGGCGGCCAACCGTGAGGAGGCGGGCCGGTGACCCTCCGAGACGAGATCGTGGACATCATCTCGCCCCACGCCACGGCCTGCCAGGAGCACGGCTGCGGCTGGTGCGCCGACGCCGTGAGCCGGGCCGACCTCATCCTCAACACGCTGGCCGACTGGCTTACCGAGCCCGGCCGGGACTGGCGGGCAGGGCTCGCCCTCGCTGAGGCGTGTGCCGGATGTGCGGACGGTATCGACCCGGACCGGGCCGTCAACGCCGTAATCGCCGAGCTGGCCGCAGCGATCCGGCCGGCTGCCCCTCGGGGCCGCCGGCCGACGTTGGCCGACAGGTACGCCGCACTGCCGGACGGGGGCGCGTCATGACCGTCAGTCGTCTGCTTACCTGCACCGCCGATTCCCGTACCGAGAGCATCCCGGTAGGGCAGGCCCGGGTAGCCGGCTGGCGCTGTGGCGTCACCGCTGGCGGGCGGTGGGTCGCCTACTGCCCCGAGTGCACCGGCGTGGACGCCGGCTACTGGGACCGGCGAACCCCCGACATTGCCAGCTGTGTCACCTGCGACCTGCCTGAGCACCGGTGGGATCCCACCGACCGGCTGTACCTGTACGGCGCCAGCCAGTGCCCCGACTGCATCCGCGTCGACCTCGATGAGGAGCGGCGGCTCGACCATCTCGACGACCACCAGGAGGCGGCGTGAGTGTGGACCAGGCGACCCTTGATGCGGTTATCGCCAGCCTGACCGGCGGCAAGACGCCCCAGCCGCATTGCCTCGCCAGGTGCGGGGAGCGCCTCGACCCGATGCTGGTCACTGACCCGGGTACCGGCGCCGGCTGGCACATCGGATGCGAGCCGCCACCAGCACCAACACCGGCGCCCCCGCCGGTTGACCTGTTCACCGCCGCTGCGGCGGAGCCGGCGGGAGAGCCCGACGTCGATCCGCCGTCAACGGTCGGTGAGCTTCGGCGGGTGCTGATCGACTACGACGCCAGCCGTCCCCGCTCGATGCAGAAGCGGCTCGGCCCGTCGGAGTTGGGTACGCCGTGTCAGCAGCAGATGGCCCGCAAACTCGCCGGGGCCCCGCGCCGTCCGGTCAGCGCCCCGACGTGGGCGCCGTTTCAGGGCACCGCGGTGCACACCGAGATGGAGCAGGTCGTTGCGTTCTGGAACACCCAGCTCGGCCGGGAGCGCTGGCTGGCCGAGGACAACCTCGTGGTGGACCCGGGACTACCCGACGTGGACGGTATCCGCGGTCACGGCGACGCGTTCGACACCGATCACCACATGGTCGTCGACTGGAAACACGTCGGCACCACCGCCCTGACCAAGCTGCGCACCGCCAAACGGTCCGGTAAGCCGCCGGCCGAGCAGGTGTCGCCCGACTACCGGGTGCAGGGCCACCTGTACGGGCTCGGCCACGAACGTAAGGGCCGGCGGGTGCGCTATGTCCGTCTCGTGCTGCTGGCCCGTTCGTGGCAGTACGACGACTCCGACGAGTGGACCGAACCCTACGACCCGGACATCGCCCACCGGGCGATCGACCGCTACTACGCCACCGTGCAACTGCTCCTCGACCTGGACGTGACCGCCAACCCGGCGTTCATCGCCGCTATCCCGGCCACCCCCAGCGCTGACAGCTGCAAGTGGTGCCCGTTCCACCGGCCTAGTCAACCCACCGGCTGGGACGGGTGCGCCGGAGATACCGCCGCGCACAAGCGGCGCGTCGGCCGCTTCACCGACGGGCTCATCGCCCCCTAAGCCTCCGGCCGCCCCTTGGCGGCCGGTCAACCGAGCACCGGGACACCGGAGCAAAGGAGAACCACTTCATGAACGCCAACGAACTGCTCATGGGTGGCGGCGTCAAGTCCGCCGCTTTCCCCACCGTCGGCACCTGCGTGTCGGGGCGGGTCGTCCGTGAGCCGGAAGCCCGGCAGCAGACCACACCGGAAGGCGTGGCGAAGACCTTCGACAACGGCGACCCGATGATGCAGATCATCGTCCAGGTCCACACCGACGAGCGGGATCCGCAGAACGTCGACGACGACGGTGTGCGCGCCCTCTACATCAAGGGCAACATGCTGTCCGCTATCCGCGACGCCGTCCGCAAGTCCGGCGCCAAGGGCATCGAGGTCGGCGCGACCCTGACCGTCACCTACACCGGCGACGGGGAGAAGAAGCGGGCTGCCTGGAGCGCGCCGAAGCTCTACAGCGCCACCTACACGGCCCCGCCCGCCGCCGCGAACAACGTCCTGATGGGGCAGCCGGCCGCCACGCCAGCACCCCAGGCGGCCCCGGCCACACCGGCGGCCGACACCGCGCCGGCCGGCGTGGACCCGGCGCTGTGGGCGCAGATGAGCACCGACCAGCGCGCCAAGCTCCGCGCCGCCATGGGCCAGTAGTCCCCGGTGCCCCCGCGTCGCCGGCCAGCCCCACCTCCCAGGGCTGGCCGGCGGCCCCGGAGCCCCGGCACCACCCACCCCGGACAGACAAGCGCAGGAGCCAGATAGATGACCGAGGTACAGGACGCAGCGCTGGCGTGGCACGACGCCGGAGCCTGCGTACTGCCAGCCAAGACCGACGGCAGCAAAGCACCCGCTGTCGGATCCTGGGCTCAGTACCAGACCAGCCGGCCCACACGAGACCAGGTCGAATCCTGGTTCGCCGGCAGACACCCCGGCCTCGGGCTCATCTGCGGCGCCGCCTCCGGCAACCTGGAGATGCTCGAACTCGAAGGGCGTGCCGTGGCCGACGGCGCGCTCACCGAACTCACCAAGCTGGTCACCGACGCCGGCATGGCCGATCTGTGGCTACGCGTCACCGCCAACGGCTACGCCGAACGCACCCCCTCCGGCGGACTCCACATCCTCTACCGGCTCAGCGGCGGCCCGGTGCCAGGCAACACGAAACTCGCCAACCGGCCCGCCCGTGACGACGAACTCACCAACAACGAACGGGCCGTCCTCGAACGGAATCCGCACCGCACCATCTTGCGTGGCCTGGCCGAGACCCGCGGGGAGGGCGGGTTCGTCGTCGTCGCCCCCTCCGCCGGCACCACCCACCCCACCGGCCGACCGTGGGAAATCACCTACGGCCACTACGGAGCGGTACCCACGATCAGTCTCGGCGAGCGCGAGCAACTACACCGCGCGTTTCGCTGCCTCGACCAAACATCCACCCCCGAGTCGCCCCCGCCAGCCCGACCCACGTTGCAGCTCGTCCGCGACGCTGCGGCCCTCAGCCCTGGCGACGACTTCGAGCACAAGACCGACTGGGCCGACAACCCGCTACTCGGCGGAGCCGGCTGGCAGGTCGTCGTCGGCCAGCACGGCAGCTACCGCACCTGGCGGCGGCCCGGCAAAGACACCCCCGGCATCTCCGCCACCACCGGCAAAGACCCAGACCGCGACCGGCTCTACGTCTTCTCCTCAAGCACCGAATTCGACACCGAAACCCCATACACCAAATTCGGCGCCTACGCCGTACTGCACCACGACGGGGACCACACCGCCGCCGCACGCCACCTCGCCCGCACCGGCTACGGCACCGAGAAGACAGACCCGGCCGCCGAACAACGCGCCGCCATCGCCGACCTACTCCCACCCGGACAAGCCGCCCGCGTCCTAGCCGCCGTGGACGGCACCGCCGCCCGCGTCCTCAACGAGCCCAAACCCGAGCCCGGCGAATTCGGCCCCACCCAGGACGGCCTCGCCCAAGCCCTCGTCGCCAACCACGGCCACGAGCTGCGCTACTGCCCACAACGCGGCCGGTGGCTGCACTGGACCGGCCACCGGTGGCTGTGGGACGAAGCCGAACGCCACCGCGAACTCATCCGCGCCCTCGCCCGAACCCTGCCCGGCGGTGAAGGCTGGGCGCGCTTCAAGGCCAGCGCCCTGTCCGCCAACGGCGTCACCGGCGTCGCCCGTCTCGCCCAGTCCGACCCCAACATCACCGTCCACCTCAATGACCTCGACGCCCGGCCGTACGAACTCAACACTCCCGTCGGCATCATCGACCTGCGCACCGGAGAACTACAGCAGGCCGACCCAGCTGCCCTCCACACCAGATGCACGGCGGTCGCCCCCGACTTCGACCGCCGATCCGAGGCGTTCGACCGGTTCCTCACCGACACGTTCGCCGACGCCGACCTACTCAGCTACGTACAGCGGCTGCTCGGGATCTCCACCATCGGCACCGTCCTCGAGCAGCTCCTACCGTTCGGCCACGGCACTGGCGCCAACGGCAAGAGCACCCTCCTCGAAGCCGCCATGCACACCCTCGGGGTCGGCGAGACCGGATACTCCATGGCCGCCCCCGCCGAGATGCTCATGGTCCGCCGGCACGCCGAGCACCCCGCCGAACTCGCCCAACTCGCTGGCGCGCGCCTCGTCGTGTGCTCCGAACTCGACGACGGTCAGCGGTTCGCCGAAGCCCGAGTCAAGCAGCTCACCGGCCGCGACTCCATCAACGCCCGCTTCATGCGCCGCGACCCGTTCACCTTCACCCCCAGCCACACCCTGTGGCTGCTCGGAAACCACAAGCCCGCCGCCCGCACCGGCGGCCCCGCCTTCTGGCGAAGAGTCCGGCTGCTGCCCTTCACCCAGGTCGTACCCGAAGACCGCCGCGACACCAAGCTGGGGGAGAAACTCGCCGAGGACGCCCCCGCCATTCTCGCCTGGATGGCCCGCGGCGCCGCCGACTACGAGCAGAGCGGACTCCGAGAGCCCACCCTGGTCCGCGCCGCCACCGACGCCTACGAGGCCGACCAGAACACGGTGGCCCGGTTCGTCGAGGACGTCTGCCACGTCGCCCCCGGCAACCCCCACATCCGCGTCTACCGCGACGAACTCCGCGCCGCCTACGAACGGTGGTGCCACGAAGGCGGGGACGACGAAGTCAGCCCGCGCACCTTCGCCCAGCAGATCCGCGACCTCGTCAACGACGAGGGCCGGGGCAAGACCGGCGGCCGCCGCTACTACACCGGCATCTGCCTTCTCGAGGCCGACCGCGACGACGAAGTGCCCCACGCCTCGGAGTGGTACCGGTGAGAAGTGCCCCGACGCCCCCACCGCTGACAGCCCCAATTGCCCGAACCGGGGCACTTCTTGGGGCACTTAAGGGCACTTAGTCAGATACAAGTGCCCCTGCTCTGACCTGGGCAGATACCCCCGCTGGGGCACTTGGGGCACTTGTGCCGGAGTTGACAAGCCCTTCACGCGCACGCGCAAGGCAAACAAACCGGCAGATGTGCCCCACGTGCCCCAAGTGCCCCACGGACGGTGGGCAATGACCGCCCACCTGATCACCACCCCCATCACCAGCGACACCCATCCCCGCTGCGGCACCACCGTCCTCACCGGCCACGCCGAAGGACTCCACACCCGCGTCGACCTCACCCCACTCAACCCGGCCGGCGAAATCGCCGCCCTACTCGACAACCTCCAGACCTACACCCTCACCCGCGGCGGCCTCGTCCACCGTGACGCCACCCGCATCGCCGGCACCGCCCTCACCGGACCAGTCCTCGCCGAACACCGCTGCCACCGCCCGGTACCCACCCACCACCGCCAACCCAGCCCACCAACGACCCCGGCCGTTGTCACCGACGGCTGCCCCTACTGAGGAGACCCGACCTGATGCCCCGTCCCCGCGACATCGGCACCCGCGCCGAAACCGCCGTCGTCCGCTACCTCCAACCCCACGGCTGGCCCCACGCCGAACGGCGCAGCCTCCGCGGCAACCTCGACGCCGGAGACATCACCGGCACCCCCGGCATCTGCTGGGAGGTCAAGGGCGGTGACGCGGCCCGAAACGCTGGAGACGTCACCATCGGCCGCTGGATGTTCGAGCTCGCCATCGAAATGGTTAACGCCCACGCCGAGGTGGGCGTCCTGGTCGTACAACGCGCCGGGATCGGCACCGCCAACGCCGGCCGCTGGTGGGCCATCATGCCCGCCCACCAGGTCATCGCACTCGCCACAGGCGTTGAGCCGGCACTCCGGATGCACTGGCCCGTGCGGATGCTGCTCGCCGACGCCGTCACCCTCCTGCACGCCGCCGGCTACGGCCAACCCCAACCCATCACCTAAGGAGACGCAATGGTCACCCACGTGCACGTTCGCCTACCCATCCACCGCGAGTACGACCGCGCTCTCGACGAGCTCGCCGACGTGTCGGCCGCTCTTCACCGGGCCGGCCACAGCGACCCCGGCTCGGTCGCGCAGTTTGTTGACCAGCTCGCCGCCGAACGCGACCAGGCCCGCGCCGCCCTCGGCGACGCCCAGGAGCTGATCGCCAGCTTCGACGACGCCGTCGAGCGGATCGACCGGGCACGGGCGCGGTACGCCACCCGCCCCGGTTCCCGGCCCGGCGGCGCGCAGGGTGCCGAGCCGCCCGCTGAGAGCCACGGCCGGGATGACCGATGACCGCGCGCCGACTACTGGTGCCAGGCGTGCAGGTACAGGGACCGCTCGGTGGCGCCATCGTCAGCAGTTGCCTGAGTTTCCACGTTGCTCTTCCAGGTCTCCTCGCGCCGATACCCGGTGTACTTTCGGTCCGCGGACGACTGCCATCCGAACTCTGCTTCCCGGTCTGCGCTGGCGAGGGCTACTGGGCCGGGGAGAGCATTTTCGTTGCTTTTCAGCCGGTTCACCTCGATGAACTGGTCGACGCAGTCCGACGGTGCCGTGATCTTCATGTACAGCTCCAGGCTGCCTGCCCAGTACCGCATCCGTCCTTCGGTGCACTCGGGAAGCGCCAGGTCGAAATCGGCGAAGACCTCATCCGGGGTCTTACCCCAACTGCTGCCCGAATAGGCCCGGTCATCAAATCGGGTCGTGCCCCGCAGCTGGAGGACGAGCGCGCCCACGAGCCCCACAACGATCACGATCGCCCCACCGATGACCCATCTACGCACGCCTGCTCTCACCTCTGCTCCCTCCAGGTTGACCGTCCAGCTGCTGATCATGTCAGCCGAGTCAAAAGCGGCGCGGCGGCAGCACCAGCGCCTGGCGGCGCACCCGCGCCCACGTGCCCGCCCGGCTACCCAGACCCTGACCATCGCTCGCCGAGAGGGCCGTCCCGTGACACCGCACCACCTGCACGCCACCGCCGCCGCCTGGTCCCTGAACGCCGCCCTCGCCCAGCTCGAGGCCCGCGCCACCGCCGAGGCCCGCGCCATCGCCGCCGAGCAGGCCGCCGCCGCAGAGCCCATTAGCTCACCCACCTGGGGCCGCCGCCACGCCCTCGGCGGACACGGCGACCCCACCAGCGATGCCATACTCACCGCCGCCGCCGGACCCGCCCGTCGCAACCGCTACGCCGAAACCCAAACCGCAATGATCAGCCAACTCGACACCGTTGCCCGACACCTGCCAGGCCACGGCGCCGCAGACCCCCTCCAGCGCGTCCGCCAGCACATACCCGCCATGCAGTCCGGTACCGCAGCCGCCCTCACCGCCCTACTGCGCAAACTGGATGGGAGGGCCCGGCGGGTGCTGCGGGTCGGACCCGACCGGGACCCGATCCGTGGGGTCGCATGCCCGGCCTGTCGACTCCGCCACATGCACGTACAGACCAGCGGACCGCAAGAAGCGTGGACGGTCATCTGTGCCGCCGGCTGCCGCTGCGTAGGACAGGGCTGCGGTTGCGGCATGCCCGACGCTGTGGAGGGCGTCGCCCACATCTGGCCGCGGGATGCAGTCCTCAGGCCCGGCCGGATGGCACCATGACCTGCCGACACTGCCGCTCCCGCCTCAACACCGACGGCCGCTGCCCCGGCGACACCCCACTCACCCGTGACCGCTTCGGCACCGCCGCGCAGATCGCCCACACCCTCGGCCCCGACATCACCGCCGCCCGGATCCGTGACTGGGCCCGCCGCTCCCGCAACCCCAACGACCCGCTACACGGGCGGGTCACCACCTGGCACACACCCGGACGAGCACGCGGCACCACCTGGTACGACCTCCAAGAGTTGTCCACCGTCGAGCGAGACACCCGCCTCACCGTCGAGGACCGCGGCGGACCGGCACGCGGTCAGCAAGGCGAGTTGACGCAAGCCGCCTGACCACGCCATCATGGTCATCACACATTCACCGCATAGGCGGAGTGTGCCCAAAGCCCGGTAGGACGCGTCAGCGCCACCGGGCTGTTGCGCGTCCAGGGCGGGACGCGACCAGGGATGCGGGCAGGTCACTGGCTGGGGCCTGCCCGCACACCACCGATCAGTACAGGGGGCGGTCGTGACGTATCCGGCTAGTCTCGGCACCCGCACCATCGCCGGTGTCATCCTGACCGCCGACGGTGCCCCCGCTGCCGGCACGATCCGGCTGACCCGGGCCATCCCCCTGCAAGGCCCCGCCGACGATGTGACGATCCAGCCCGGCGCGCACACGGCCACCCTTGACGCCGGCGGCGCGTACACACTCGACGTGCCCGTCTCGGACGATGTCGACTGGTCGCCGTCCGGGTGGGCGTACACCCTCGACGTGGACACCACCGCCTGGCGGTACCGGGCGGACATCGCGATCCCCGCCGGCCCGCCCGCGAGTCTCGCCGACCTGGTGCCGACGACCTCCACGGCACCGGATCCGGCGAGTACCTACGTCACCAAAGCGTCGGTCGGCACCGCCACCGGCCCGGCCGGGCCCCTCGACGGCAGTGCGCTGCTGCCCGCCGGGCAGGTGCCTGACCTGTCCGGCACCTACACGCCCCGCGCCTACGTGGGCGCGTCCACCGCACTTACCGCCCCGCTGCTGTCGGCCCGTTTCAACGACGTCCCCGGCGGCAGCGCCGTCAACCTCGCCGAGGCGCACATCACCATCGGCGGTCAGCTCAAACTCGCCACGTGGTTCAACGAGGCCCTGCGCTATCGGGCTGAGCAGCAGCCGGGCGGGTTCGGCTACGACCACCTGATCACCCTGATCGGCTCCTACGCTGCGGCCACCGGGGCGCTGATTCGGTTCGAGCGCCGCGACGGCGCCGACCTGCGTGTCACCACCGGGGGGATCGACCAGGACGGGCGACTCCAAACCAGCCTGTACGCGTGGCAGGACATCACCGCCGTCGACCCCGACGCGACCGGCCGGTACAGCATGGACACCAGTACCGGCGTCGCACCCCTGGCCGTGCGCCAGGAGAGCGACGACCGGACCTGGCTACGGGGCAGGATCGCCGTCACCTCCAGTGGCACCAGCTGGGGACATGTCGTGGCGGCCCTGCCCACCGGCCACGCACCCACCCACCGCCAGCTGCTGTCGGTGCCCACCACCGGCGGTATCGCCGCCCCCTGCGAGATCATGACCACCGGTGACATCGTGGTACGCCGCACCCAGTCCGGCGCGACCGCGTTGAGTCTCGACGGTCTCAGTTACGTGCGATGACCTACTGCACCGTGCCGGACAGGGATTCAGCGAGTGTGCCGGCTGGGTCAGGGTGCTCCGAGATGGCCGCCCAGCCGCTGCCAGACACCACCGTGCCGCCGAATTCACCGCCAACCGAGATCCACTCGTCACGCTGGCTGTCGGTTCGGAATACCGCGATGGTGACGTCGGATCCGCCCAGTGTGCAGTGGCCTGTCTCGTACGAGTAGAGCTGCGTTTCGACCACCGACCCGTCACAGCCCGCCTGATCCATTAGCGCCGCAACCCGCAACTGTCCCTCCGGCGCCGATCCCGCGTTCGGGGACGAGCCTTCCGCTACCGCAGTATCCGGGCTGTCTGACTGGAGGATGACCACCAACGTTGCTGCCCCCGCGCCGAGCGCGACAACAGCCGCAATTCCAATGGCGATCTTGTGTGAGAGCTTCATCACGCCATGATGCGACGCGAGCACAACCATTTCGGTGAGCCACGCTATGAGCCAATCCTGGCAGGGCGGCAGCACCACCCGATGGCGCGCACTACGCGCCCGCGTCCTGCGCCTTGATCTACCCCCGGCCGCCCGTCCCCGCTGCGCCATCGGCTACACCGATGTGTGTACCGACGAGGCCACCTGCGTCGACCACATCATCCCGCTGCACATGGGCGGCGCGAAGTACGACCAGGCCAACTGCCGGCCCGCGTGCCAGCCCTGCAACCTGGCCCGCAACCGCCGTGACCACACCCACCTGGCGCACGAGCCGACGCCGAAACGCATCTCGAGCTGGTGACACAGCCACCACCGCCCGAAAAGTTCGGCAACCTGTGACCGGCCGACACCCGCCGCCCTGTTTTTTTGTGTGGCCCGTGCCCAGGGCCGCAGGTCAACGGCCCCTCACACCGCGGGTGTTAGGCGATGGTGAGTGGTGGTGGGGCGGGTGGCAGTGTCCGGGCCAGGTGTACTGCTCCGGCGGCGGCGTAGGCGAGGTCGATCGGAGCGGCGCCTTTGCGGCCGAATGTCCATGCGTCTCCGCGGGGTAGCCGTTCTGCGGCGGCGATGTGTGTGTTGAGGGCGGGGTCGTCGGGGTGACGTAGCTCGCCGGAGGCGACGATGTCGGCCAGGCCCATGCAGACCGCGGGGGTTTCCGCGGTGAGTTCGGCGACGTCGGTCCGTCGCGGTGCCCACGATCGGGAGCCGCTTTTCGTGCGGACGTTGGCCGCGACCGCGGCGGCCGGGCCGGCGGGGAACCAGCCGACGCGGCGAGGCCGGATCCGGGCGACCAGGTCCGGCAGCTCACGTCGCAGTGCCTGGGTGCATCCGTGGCCGATCCACGTCTGGACGACCTCGACGTGCACGACACCGTCGATGGCCGCGGCTGCAACGAGACTGGCGTGGGATGCGTCGAGGGCGACGTCGAGGCAGAGCGCCACGTGCTGTCGGTGCTCGGCAAGGTCGACCGGCTGTGATGTACCGCAGGTCGCCCACGCGTCCGGGTCGACGGCGGGGTTCAGGCTGGTGATGCGCTGGCACATCATCTCGATGCGGAACCGGGCCAACGTCTCACCGCCGGCGGCTACTGCCTGCATGGCCTGCCCGAGCAGGGCGTCGGCCTGGAGCCGGTTGCCGAGGTCGGGGTTGGCGTAGGCGAGGGCCTCGAGGTCGGTGGGGTTCGCACCGCGCGGCGCCGACCAGGAGAACAGGCCCAGCCGTGCGTCTCCGGTGCCGGTTTCGATGTAGCCGGTGGCGGCGTCGGCCAGCTCGTGCAGTACGGCAGCGCTTTCGTCGCCCTCGTTGGTGATGATGACCGCCTGCGCATCGGGTACGGCGTTCATGGTGGGGATCAGAGCGTCCCACGCGTCGCGGTTCTTGTGCTGGCGCAGCTCGTCGATGATGGCCTTGTTTACGGTCAGGGACCGGCCTGCCCGGGAATTCGGTGCCCCGAAGGTGTAGTGCGAGTCGTGAACGTTCCAGAAGTCTTCTTCGCTGATCTGCTTCACGACGTGCACGGCGGGTAGCTCGCGGGCGAGGATCGGTGTGGATTCGGCCATTTTGATGACCTCTTTCCACGACTTCTTCGCGGTATCGCGGGACGAGTTGATCCCGAAGACCAACGGCGCAGCTTCGATGAACATCCAGTACAGCGTCAGGATGCGGCAGAACACGCTCTTGCCGTTCTGGCGTGCGACGAGGACCAGGACGATACGGAATCGCGGGGTGCCGTCGGGTAGCAGCTCTCCGAGGTGGATGGCGAGCCATTGCTGCCACGGGTCGAGCGGCCAGCCGATGGCCTCGGCGAAGTCGATCAGTTCGTGGCCGTAGGTGGCGTCGGGCTGGGTCAGGTCACGATGTGGCGGTGTCCACAGTCGAGGTTCGACTCTTCCGCGCACGGCGGGAGCGCAGCTCGTCGAGTTGGCCTGCTGCTGGCGTGTCACCGGTGACCCCCTTTCCGCCTGTGCGGGCGCGTGGGCTCAGCCGTAGCGCCTCGAGGGCGGCCAACAGCGGCGGGCCGACTTTGGCCAGGTCAGCCGCGCCCGTGTCGATGTCCCGGGCGTAGGTGAGGGCTAGCTGCGCGGTCGCGGTGTCGCGTGGGTCGCGCTCTGCTGCCGGTCGGGCGGTGAGGGCGTCGCGTACCGACTGCTCCATCGGTCCGGCGGTCGTGTCCATGTCCACCACCATACCCGGAGGGGGTATAATGCCGGCCTTTCGCTGGTGGCCGTGGTCGCGAAGGCCAGAGCCCACCCAACCGGCCAACACGGTGTCACTGCCGGATTCGCTGGTCGCGTCGATGCTCGGCAGCGGTAACTTCGCCGGCACACCGGTGACTGAGCAGACCGCCATGGGTTTGTCCGCGGTGTACCGGGCGGTATCGCTGATCTCCGGCACGATCGCCCAACTACCACTGCGGACGCTACGGATGCGCGCCGGGCGCCTGGACCGGGTGGGCAGCATCCTCGACGACCCGCAGCCCGGCTTCGGACTGACCCCGTACGAATGGGTCGAAACGATCATGCTGCACCTGCTGTTGCACGGCAACGCCTATCTGACGCACATCCACAACGGGGCGGGAGCGCTGTACGCGCTGATACCGCACCACCCGTTGTGCGTCGAGCCGTACTGGCCGCGCCCGGACGATCGGGAGTTACCGGTTGGGGGCCGCTGGTACCGGGTCACCGACATCTGGGGGCGGCAAAGCACCCACGACGCGCGCACGCTGACGCACATCTCGGCGCAGAGCCCGGACGGGCTCAAAGGCGTAGGGCCGTTGACGATCGCCCGGAACAGTTTCGGGACCGCGATCGCCGGTGACCGGGCCGCGGCCAAGATGTTCAGCTCCGGCGCGCTGATCAGTGGCCTTGTCACACCTGACGACGCCGACCTGGAGGGCGACGAGGCCACAGCCATCAAAGCCGAGCTGCTGACGTCGGTGGGCGGGTGGGAGAACGCGGGTTCGATCGCCGTGGTCAACCGGCGGCTGAAGTTCACCCCGTGGACCATGTCGGCCGCCGACGCCCAGTTCCTCCAGTCGCGTCAGTTCTCCATCGAGGAAGTCGCGCGGTGGTTCGGGGTGCCCCCGCACCTGCTCATGCAGACCGAGAAACAAACCTCGTGGGGCACCGGCGTCGCCGAGCAGAACCGGGGCCTGGGCCGGTTCACGCTGTCGCCGTGGACGGCCCGCGTCGAGCAGCGACTGTCGCGGCTGCTCGGCGCCCACCGGTGGGCCGAATTCGACTTCGCGGGCCTGGAGCGGCCCAACGTGGAAACCGAAATCGACCTGGTCATCAAGCAGATGCAAGCGGGGCTGATCACCCGCACCGAGGCGAGAGCGCTACGCAACCTCGGCCCGACCGACGAAGGAGACGACTCCGATGATGAGCCTGTCTGACCTGGCCGCGTTGGCGGACCGGGCGCGAGCGCTGGCGGTGCGCAACGACGCTGATACCCGCCCCGGGGCCACCTCGTCGCAGGGCTGGTACCGGGTGACCGGCCAGTCCGAAGACCGGGCCCGGGTCTACGTGTACGACACGATCGGCTGGGACACCGCAGCCAGTGACCTGGTGCGCGCCCTCGACGACATCACCGCTGGCGTGATCGACCTGCGAATCAACTCACCGGGCGGTCTGGTGTGGGACGGCCTGGACATCTACTCAGCACTCAAGGGGCACCCGGCCCGCGTCGAGGCCGCCGTAACCGGCGTCGCGGCGTCGGCGGCGTCACTGGTGGCGATGGCCGCCGACCACATCGCCGTCGAGCAGCCGGCCCGCATGATGATCCACCGCGCGTCGGGGCTCGCGATCGGCAACGCCCACGACCTGCGCGACACCGCGGACGTCCTGGAATCGCTCGACGCATCCATCGCCCAGATCTACCAGTCCCGCGCCGGCGGCCCGGTCGACGCGTGGGCGCAGGCGATGGATCACACCACCTGGTACACGGCCGCCGAGGCCGTCGCTGCGGGGCTGGCTGACGCGGTGATCGGCAACAAAACCCGAACCGATCCCGACCAGGGACCGCAGGACCGCAACAGCCAACTCATCAGGGCACGAGCCCGCGCACACCTGATCCGAAAGGGATGATCATGCGCACTATTGACGACGTCCAGCAGGACATGACCGCCCTGGTCGACGGGGCCGAGGGCCGGCACCTCACCGACGACGAGGTGAGCCGGTACACGACCCTGGAGCAGGAGCTGACGCAAGTGCGCCGCTCCGAAGAGATCCGCGCCCGCAACACCGCCTACCTGATGCCGGCCCCGGGGGCGCCGGTCGCCGCGGCCGGTCCGGTCGCCCCACCCCGCGCCGACACCGGCCTCGACCAGGCGTTCGTGGCGTACCTGCGCACCGGCCAGCCCAACGCCGACCTCACCGACCTACGACCGACCAACGCCCAGTCCGGCGGCGTCGGCTCCGAAGGCGGCTACCTGGTACCGCCCGGCTTCCGGCAGCGCATCATCGAGCGGATGGCCGCCTTCGGCGGGATCGCCAACGTCTGCGACGTGCTGGAAACCGACTCGGGTAACCGCCTCGAGTGGCCGACCATCGACGACACCGCCAACAGCGGTGAGATTGCCACCGAGGGCTCCTCGCACACCGCCCAGGCGGATCTGGTGTTCGGGTCGACGGAGCTGTCGGCCTACACCTACCAGACCGGCGGAGCGGGTAGCCTCCCGCTGCGGCTCAGCCGCGAGCTCATCCAGGACCAGGCGTTCGACCTGGAAAACCGCCTCGCCCGGCTGATGGGATTGCGGCTGGCCCGGGCACTGGCCTCCGACCTCGCCATCGGCACCGGCGTCGACGAACCCCTAGGCCTGGTCACCGGCCTGACGGGAATCGAGCCGGCCGACGACACCGCGGGCCTGACCTACGACGACCTGCTCACCTTCATCCACTCGGTGGACCCGGAGTACCGGGAGAGCGCCCAATGGGTGTTCAACGACGCCTCACTGAAGACCATCCGGCAGATCAAGGACTCCAACGGTGACCCGCTGTGGCGGTCGATGACCGCCACCATCGGCGACGCCGCGTCCACCGGCATGCTGCTCGACTACCCGTACACGATCGACCAGGGCCTTCCCGACATCGACATCGACTCGAACACCGTCAACTGGGGCGCGTTCGGAGACATCCGGGAGGGCTACGTACTGCGGCGGGTGCGCTCCATCGAAGTCGTGGTCAACCCGTGGACCCGCGCCAGCCAGCGGCAGATCGAGTACACCGCGTGGATGCGCGCCGACGCCACCCAGCAGAACACCCACGCCTACGTCGCGCTCACCGGTGAGCAGTGATGGCCGTCTTCAACCACGACTTCACCCTCACCACCGACACACCCGAATCGACGCGCCGACCCACGGCCGGCGCCGACCGATTCGGCCTACAGATCGCCTCAAGCGACGCCACCGCACAGGCCACCGTCGCGCTACGGGGGTCGATCGACGGCGACACCTGGACAGACCTCGCCGAGGCCACCACCCGCACACCGCTGGTCGGATGCGGCGGCACCGCCAAAAGCCCCGTCGTGCGCTACGTGCGGGTCATCGCCCGGACCCTGCCCGACGACGGCGCGGTGCGTGTTCACGTCGTCGCGAAATAGGGGCACCCATGTGGGCACCGGACTACGTCACACGCGCGAGACTGAAGGACTACGTCAGCATTGCCGACCCCATCGACGACGCCGAGATCGACGTCGCCATCACGACCGCCTCACGGACGGTCGACAGCCACACACACCGGCAGTTCGGGCAGGTCGCCGCGCAGGCCCGCACCTACACCGCCACCTACGACCGACACCTCGACGTGTGGCGCATCGTCGTCGACGACCTGGGCGACATCACCGGCCTGGACATCCAGGCACCCGGAGGCGCAATCACCGCATACTCGCTGCACCCGCGTAACGCCCTGGCCAAAGGGCGGGTGTACGAGGAGATCCGGGTTCCCCGCTCGTCGCCGGTCACCCCGACCGGCGACGAGGGAGAGCTCACCATCACCGCCCGGTGGGGTTGGCCCGCGATCCCGACAGCGGTCGTACTGGCCACGCAGCTACAAGCATCGCGGCTGCTGACACGCAGGGACTCACCGTACGGCGTCGCCGGATCGCCGCAGGACGGCTCGGAGATGCGGCTACTGGCCCGAGTCGACCCGGACGTCGAGGTGGCACTACGCCGGTACGTACGCCACTGGTGGGCCGCCTGATGGACCTCAAAGCCGTCATGACCGAGATCGGCACTGCGCTCGACACCATCGACGCAGTACGGGTGTACGTGGGCGTACCCGGCCGCATCGACGTTCCCACCAGGGGCGCGGCTGCGGTCGTGCCCTACCCGACCCGGGTCACCTACGACAGCACGTACGCGCGGGGCATGGACCGCATCGAACAACCGGTGCTGCTCGTCGTCGGGCGGCCAACCGACCGGTCGACCCTCGACAAACTCACCGCCTACGCCGCCGGTACCGGCGGCGTCAAAGCCGCCATCGAGGCACACGCGTACACCAGCTGCGATGTGGTGACCGTGGACAGCGTCGACGTCGACGACGTGACATACGCGGGCATCGACTACCTCGCAGCTGTTTTCAACCTCAATATCGTGGGGCAGGGAGCGTGACCAATGTCCGCAGTACACAGCAAACACACATACGTATCACTGGCGGGTAATGACCTGTCGCAGTACCTGAATGATTCGGACTGGACACGGCCGACCGACGTTCGGAAACTCACCACCTACGGCAAGAACAATAACGTCTACAAGGGTGGACTGGGCGACGGATCAACCGACCTGTCCGGCATCTATGACAACACGGCGGTAACCGGTCCACGGGCTGTTATCGAGCCTCTCCAAGGCCAAAACGCGACGCTGGTGTATCGGCCGGAGGGCACCGGCACCGGACTACCCGAGCGGTCTGTAGATGTCGTTGTGCGCGAATACCAAGAGACTCATGCGGTGGCCGACTATGTCATGTGGACGTGCAAACTCACCCACAGCGACGACGTCACCTACACCACCCAGGCATAAGGAGGCACCAATGGACGCCGAACAGATGGTAGATAAAGAGGTCCTACTGACGCCGCGTCTGAACGAGGTGGCGGACGTGCCGATTCCCGGCGTGGGGACTGTGCGGGTGCGGACGTTGAGCCGCGCGGAGGTGATCGGGCTGCGCAAGGCCACCGACGACGCGCATCTGGATGGCCCCCGCGTGCTGACCCTGGAAAGAAAGATGCTGGCAGCCGCGATGGTGGCCCCTGTGCTGACCGAGGCCGAGGTGGGCCGCTGGCAGAAGTCCTCTCCGGCCGGAGAGATGGACGAGATCGTCTATAAAGTGCAGGAGATGGCCGGGATGCTCGACACATCGCCAAGGGAGGCGATGTCCAACTTTCGAGACGAATCCGGAGACTGAGTTCGAGTTCTACCTCGCCGCGAAGCTGGGCCGCACCGTCGCCGAGCTACGCGAGCAGATGAGCAACCATGAATTTGTGCAATGGGGCGTGTACTGCGCCCGTAAAGCGCAGCGGGAAGAGCTGGAACGGCTGAAGGCGGAAGGGAGCGGACGGTGATTGACCCGATCAAGATCGACGGGCTCGCAGCGTTTACCCGCAACCTTCGCAAGCTCGACAGCGACCTACCGAAAACGCTGCGTGTGGCCATGAACGACGCCGCCCAGGTTGTCGTGGACTGGGCGCATCCTCGAGTACCGCGCCGGTCCGGGCGGGCAGCTCGGTCGCTGCGGGTCGCGTCAACAGGTAAGGCAGTACGGGTGCGGGCCGGCGGCAAGCGGGTGCCCTACTTCGCGTGGCTTGACTTCGGCGGTGAGGGGCGAGTCAAAGGACGCCCAGCAAAACGACCCTTCAAGAAAGAGGGCCGCTACTTGTGGGCCGGATATAGCACCAACCGTAGCGAGGTTCAGCGGATCACCGAGCGGGCACTACTGGACGCAGCGCGGTCGGCGGGGGTGGAGGTCGACTGATGGCCGGTAACACCGTTACCATGACTTTCGCGGGCGATTCGGCAAACTTGGAATCCGCATTCGACCGTGTCGGTCAGGCCGCCCGATCAATGGACCGCGACGTCCGCGAATCAGCGGACGGGTTCGATCGGGTCGGCCAGGCCGCTGACGATGTAGATACCCGCGCAATGGGGTTTCGAGACACGCTGACCGGAGTGCAGGACGGCCTCGAGGGGGTCAAGGTAGCCCAGGACGGTATCGGTTTTGAGGCGCTGCTGCTGATGGGTTTCGCCATCGGCGACCTCGCCAGTGGGCTGTACAACTTCCTGATTCCTGCGCTCAAGACGGGCGTGACCTGGCTGAAAGCGACGCGGGTCGGCGCGTTCGCCGCCGCCACCGCGCAAAAGGCTGCCGCGTTCGGGTCGAAAGTGTGGGCCGGCGCACAGTGGCTACTCAATGCCGCGATGACCGCGAATCCTATCGGTCTGGTCATTGCTGCGATTGTTGCCCTGGTCGCCGTGGTCGTGCTGATAGCGACGAAAACCACCTGGTTTCAAGACCTGTGGCGGGCCGTATGGTCCAAGATCGGTGGGCCGGTAACGGCGGCGTGGAACGGCATCAAACGTGTCACCAGCCGGGCAATCGACTGGTATCTCAGCCTACCCGGAAAGATCGGTAAAGCGTTCGCCCGCATCGGTAACCTGATTTCGCGTCCATTCATTTCCGGGTTCCGCGCTATCGCGCGAGCGTGGAATAGGACAGTGGGGCGGCTGTCGTGGACGGTACCCGGATGGGTACCCGGCCTGAGAGGCAAGTCAGTCTCAGCGCCGAGGCTGCCGACGTTCCACACCGGTGGCGTCGTGCCGGGCAGCCCCGGACAGCAGGTGCCAATCATGGCCCTGGCTGGTGAAACCGTGTCGCCGCCGGGCCGGTCCGGCGGGAGCCTCACGATTCGCGTCGAGGCCGGTGCAGGCGGCTCGATGGAGCGGGCGTTCGCCGACATGGTCCTCGGCCTGATCCGGACCGGGGTGATTCGGCTTGTGGCTGAGCAGGGCCGGGTACGGCCAGCCTGACAGGAGGTTGTGATGGCGTTTCCCGCCGATCCGCTCGATGTGACAGTTGAGTTGGACGTTGGTGGTTGGACGGACATCACCAGTGATGTCCTGACCAGCCACGGTCAGGTCGTGATCAGCCGTGGGCGCATGGCGGAGGGGTCCGAGTCAGTGCCGACGTCGGTGTCAATGTCGATCCGTAACACCGACGGCCGGTACAGCCCGCGTAACCCGACCGGCCCGTATTACGGCGCCATCGGCCGTAACACACCGTTGCGGGTGAGGGTGGGGCCGCCCAGGCAGGCTGCCGCGTTCGGTGGCATCGCGGGCGACCTGTCGACGCCAGACCATCCAGATCTGCGGATCGTCGGGGATCTGGATGTGCGGTTTGACTGCCAGGCTGACTGGTTCGCAGGGATGGACCTGGGCGGCCGATACGACGCTGTCGGGAACAACCGGTCGTGGTCGGCCTATGTCGATTCCCAGGCCCGCCTGGTGATCCTGTGGTCACCTGATGGCACGTTCGCCGCGCGTCGCGGGCTCACGGCGCCCGTGGCAGTAAGCCCGCCGGCCGGCGGGCGCCTGGCCGTGCGGATCACCCTCGATGTCGACAACGGCGCGGGTGGCGTTACGGCCCGGTTCTTCCAGGCGGCGAGCCTGGCTGGCCCGTGGACTCAGCTCGGCGCAGAGGTGACCGTCGCGGGGACCTCGTCGATCGCCGCGGGATCAGCGGCGCTTCAACTGGGCTATGTGCCCTCGCTGGCCGCTGGCGCGCTCGCCGGTGACCTGATCGCCGCCGAGATCCGCGACGGCATCGACGGGCCCGTGGTCGCCAACCCCGATTTCCACGCTGTGTCCGACCTGACCGTGCGCACATTCACTGACTCTGCGGGGCGTGGGTGGACCGCTGGGCCGACTGTTGCCCTGGTTGACCGGTCCGCGCGGGTGTTCGCCGAGGTGTCCAGTTGGCCGCCGCGCTGGGACCTGTCCGGTACGGACGTGTGGGTGCCGGTGCAGGGATCCGGGGTGCTACGTCGCTTGTCTCAGGGCGCGGCGTCGCTGCGCTCTCCCGTCTATCGCACGTTCATCAGCTACGACCCGGCGGCGTATCTGCCGCTGGAGGACGGGGCGGACGCCACGCAGCCCGCCAGCGCCGCAGACGGCATCGCCTACGGCGTCAGCCGTGACGTGGAGTTCGGTGGTGACACCGGTGCCGCGTTCGGTGGTACGGCCGCCGCCGCGCGGATGACCACCACCACGGCGTTGATATCGACGCCCGTGCGGGCCGGCACCGACGCCAACGGGCACTGGTCAGTCGGGATGTACATGCGCTTGGTCGCGCCGCTGTCGTCCACCGACCACCTCGTGATGCGGGTCCGCGTCGCCGGCGGGTCGGTCGCCCGCTACGAACTGTCGGTGACCAGCAGCTCGTACTGGTGGAGGGCCTACGACGCCGCTAACAATGTGGTCGGCGACCGCAACGTCTTGTACGGCACCGGCGCCGACCCCACTGGATGGGTCGCCCACGCCCTCGACGTGCAATCCGATCCGGCCGGAACCCGCTGGGCGGGCGTGTGGCACGGCGTCGGCGACACCAATTTCTGGGCGACCGTGGCGGGCGGGGAGACCTTGGCCGGTCCGATCGGCGCGGTTACCTCCGTCGAGCTACTCGGCAACGATTACACCAACGGCGCACTCTTTGGGCATCTAATCGTCACCCCGATCGAGCTGCCGTTTGTGCGCAACGAGTTTCGAATCGTGTCGACCGGCTACGACGGCGAGCGCGCCGGGGAGCGGATCCGTCGCCTGGCCGCTGAGGCGGGCGTGGCCGTCGAGGTGGTCGGAGACACCAGCCTCACCGAGCTGTGCGGGCCGCAGCGGGCGGCGCCGCTGGTCGAGCTGCTCGAGGCCGCGGCCCGCGTTGACGGCGGAATCCTGGCCGAGTCCCGGTCGCTGCTCGGTTTGTCCTACCGGACCCGGCGCAGCCTCTACAACCAGACAGCGCTGGCGATCAGCTACGCCGGGCAGATCAGTGAGCCGTTCGAGCCCGTCGACGACGACCGCGGGCTCGTCAACGACGTGACCGTGACACGCCCGGGCGGGTCCTCGGCGCGGGCAACCGCCACCAGCGGCCCCCTGTCCACCGCGGCACCACCGCACGGAGTCGGCACCTACGACACGACGGTCCAACTCGACGTGCACGACGACGGGCAACTCCCCGACCAGGCCGGCTGGCGGCTACACCTGGGCACCGTCGACGGTGCCCGATACCCCCACACCCACCTCGACCTGGCCGCGCCCGGCTACGACAGCGACCTCACCGCGGCCGTCGCCGCCGTCGACGCCGGCGACGTCCTGGCGCTGTCCGACCTGCCGCCGTGGCTGCCGCCCGGCCCTACCGCGGTGATGGTGCGGGGCACCACCGAGGTACTCGACACCTACCAGTGGGACATCACCGTCAACGCCACCCCCGCCTCACCGTGGGACGTCGCCGTCGTCGACGGCCCGCAGCGAGTCGCGGCGGACGGCTCCACCATCGCGGCCGTGGACGGCGAGGTGCTGACGCTGACGATGACCTCGACCGCCGGAAACGGCGCCTGGACAACGGATCCTGCGGATTTCCCCATGGACTTGCGGCTCGGCGGTGGGGAGCGCGTCACCGCCACCGGCATCACCGGCACCGAACTCACGCAGGCGGTGACCCTGTCCGCCCGGGCCGTCAACGGCGTGAGCCGGGCGTGGCCGGACGGCACGGAGGTGCAGGTATGGGACCCGGCGGTAGTGCCCCTATGAGGAGGACAGCATGACGCACTGGCAATCCGGGATGTACCTCACCCCGGCACGGCTCGGGGAGCGGGAGTCCGGCGAGATCGCCGTGTCCTTCGTGGACCAGACCTCCCACACACAGACCGTCGTTTTCGACCAGCCGTTCGCAGCCCGCCCGCAGGTGACAACGCAGATCGTCTCCGGCAGCGGCACCACCAGCCGCTGGGAGTCCAGGCCGATAAGCATCAGTTCAACAGCGTTCACCCTGTTTCTCTACCGCGGGGACGGCTCGTCGACGCCCAGCACCTGGACCGACGTGCCGGTCCAGTGGATCGCCGTCCTGTGACCACCACACCCGACACCAGGGAGACACCCATGCCCACCAACCCCCATCCAACACCCGACGAGAGCCCGGAGCAGCACATCGGGATCCAGATTCCGGATCCATGGCTCGACCCTGAGCAGACCGACTGGCCAGTTGTGGAGGTGAACATCGATGACGTGGACCGTGGTTCCGAACTTGGATGAAGCTCGCGATCAGCTGAACCAGCGGTTCCCTAAGCGGGACACCAGATCGGACGGCTCGATCGGAGACATCTCCCACCAGGGCTACCCGTCGAGTCACAACCCGGACCGGACCGGTCGGCCGGAGTACCGCGACGGCGACAGCCGCGACGAGGTACGCGCCCGAGACTTCGACGCCGACCTGCGCGACCCGGGCGGGGTCACGATGGAGCAGGTCGTGCAGCTGTGGGTGAAGCTTGCCCGCTCCAACGATCTGTGGTGGGTGCGGTACATCATCTACAACGGCCGGATCTGGCACCGCCGCCACGGCTTTGCCACCCACGCCTACACCGGCTCGAATCGGCACACGACCCACTGCCACGTGAACTCTGACTTCACCCAGGCCGCCGACACGGTACGGGGTACGGACTGGCGGCTGGACCTGCTCGCCGGGACGCCACCGGTGCGGCCGGCGCCGGGGCCAGCGGTGGCGTTCCCGCTGCCAAGCGGCTACTACTTTGGTCCACGCAGCGGCGGAGATCGATCGGTGTCGGGCTACTACCGTCGGAAGTTCAACGGCAAGTCGGACCGACAGTGGCTCGCCACCTGGACTAAGCAGCTCACCCGCCGCGGCTGGCCCGCCGGGAAGGGCCGCCGGTATCTGCGCAAGGCCGGCAGCGACGGGCTCTACGGCCCCGAGTATCGAGCGCTCATCAAGGCGTTCCAGGCCGACCAGGGCCTCACCCGCGATGGGCTACTGGGCCGTAAGACGTGGGACGCCGCCTACCGCAACCCAATCACCTGACCGGCTGAGCACATCAGGAGTCCGCGGTGGAGACACTGCTCTACATCTCGGCGGTGATCGCCGCCGTCGGCGCCGCCGCCGAGGTGCTCCGCCGGGCCGGCCGAGGCACGCTGGCCACCAGCCGCAAACTGGCCAGGCTCGCGGACGACCTGCTCGGCGAGCCACCCCGGCCCGGCCTCCCCAAGGGGCGCCCCGGGCTCATGGCGCGGGTGGGCCGTATCGAGGGCCGCCTGGACGCCCTCGAGGAGCTACGCCCCAACGGCGGCAGCTCGATCAAAGACCAGGTGGACCGGATTGAGCGGGCCACCGGCGCCGACCAGGCCGAGCGCTGACCAGTGCTACAGCCTCAGCCGCTCCCGCACCTCAGCAGCGTGCCGTACCGGCGGGCCACGCCGGACAGCTCAGCCAGGATCAGCCGCTGCGACTGCGGCAACGACGGCACATCCATCCCTCGACCCTATCCACGAGCCCAAGGAGGGCACCCCCGATGACCCACGACTACCTGATCTCACTCATCCGCACCGCCGTCCCCGCCGCCGTCGGCGCCCTGCTCGCGTGGCTGGCGTCCGAGGCGGGGGTCGTGCTCGACGCCGACTCGGGCACCGCGCTCACCGCTGGTGTGGTCGCGCTGGCGGTGGGCGGCTACTACGGCCTGGTGCGGGCCCTGGAGGCACGCTGGCCGTGGCTGGGTGTCCTCCTCGGCACGCCGGCCACGCCCACGTACGAGGCGCCGGCCGCCCGGAGGCAGTAGTCCTGCCGACCAAGCCACACCCGCCGGTGGTGGCGACTCGGGGGCGCGGACACCCAGACACCCCCGGGGTTAACGTGGGAGAGCTGATGAGCCCCTGGACTGTGCGCCACGGTGACGCCCTGACGATCCTGCCCACCCTGCCCGCCGCGAGCGTCGATCTCATGCTGACCAACCCGGAGGGTAACGAGTTCTGCGTCCTGCGCAGCAATGCTGAGCGGGCCGGCTAGAAACGCTCGACCAGGGGCAAAGCGGCCGTGGCGCAGAGCACGGCCGCGGGCAGCCAACTCCACCACAGCGTCGACCGGTGCCGGCGGAACCAACCGGCCACCAGGCATCCCACCGCCCCCGCCCACAAGGTGAAGGTCACGAGCCACAGCGCCGGCCGGTCGTTGTACGTGAGATCCGGTAGGAACCAGAGGAGTAGGTAGGCGTACAGCGTCAGCAGCGGTAGCAGCACGACCGCCAGGACGATCACGGTCGCGGTGCGAACCCAGGCCCAGCGCATGCCGGGCTTTCTATCGGATCGCGTTCACCCCGTCAATGGTCGGTAGGGTTGTCGTGAGTCAGGCCGCCGCCGCGAAATGGTGTCGCGACGTCGTCTCCCCACGCCTAGGGTGGGCTGATGCCGTCGGTCAAGCAGGTCCAAATCACCTTCGACTGCGCGGAGCCGGAGCGGGTGGCACGGTTCTGGTGCGAGGCACTGGGGTACGTCGTGCCGTCGCCCCCGCCGGGCTTCGCCACCTGGGACGACTTCGGACGCACCCTGCCGCCGGAACGTCAGGGTTCGGCGTTCGCCTGCCTTGATCCCTCCGGTGTGGGTCCGCGCCTGTTCTTTCAGCGCGTTCCGGAGGGGAAGGCGGTGAAGAATCGGCTGCACCTTGACGTGCGGGTCGGCACCGGGCTTGTTGGTGCCGAGCGGGTGGCCGCCCTCGAGGCTGAGTGCGCCCGGCTGGTCGCGCTCGGCGCGGTACGCGTGCGACTCCTGACCGCCGACGGCTACAACGAGTCGTGCCTGGTGATGCAGGATGTCGAGGGCAACGAGTTCTGCCTCGACTGACGCCCCTGCCGCCACGCTGCCGTCGCGGAAGCGAACCGGAAGATCCGCGGATCGTTCGGCATGTGGGAGCCGATCCTCTTAACTGCCGGGCTGACGGCTACACCCCTCGATCCTCATGTCGCTATCGAGATCCACGACCTGGTCGGCGACGTAGCTACTCGGCACACCGTGTACGAGGCGCGGCTGATGCGTGGCGTGGTGGTGACCTGCGACCCGGGCGCCTATCGGGGGCACACGGTTCCGCTGCTGGTCGTCTGACTCGTATTAGTTCCCGCTCGGCCTCTTCAGCAAGGTGGATGGCCTTGCTTGCCCTCGCCGTCTCACGCGGGACGGCCCGACCACCACCGGGAGGACACCATGACCGACCCGATCGACCTCGACGTCCCCGCCGAGGTTACTGAATTCACCAGCCTGCTCCGCGCCCGCCTTACCGGTGTCTACGACGACGACAACCCGGCCGGGAAGTCCCCCGCCGAAGCCCTGTGGAAGGAGGTCCACGGCACCTCACAGCTGGAAGCGGGCAGCATGCAGGAACTCGCGGACAAGGTTGGTGATCTGCTGGCCGTTAAGCGAAACATCGCGGTTGTGGTGGCCGTGGCGCTTGCCATCGACCTAGCCAAGCAGACGGGCCGTTCCGCCATCGACCACATCGACGACGTGGAGCAGTCGCTGATCGAAGGACAACAGCAGTGACTCACCCGCCGCTACCGGCGCGAGTTACGGCGCCGGCAGCGACGAACCCGTCGCGCCCGCCGGTCTAGCCGATGGTGAGCCGGATGGTGGTGTTCAGCTGCGCATCATCAAACTGGACTTTGCCGCGTTGGGCGACTTCGACGCCGAACCGATCACCGTCCGGCACCCCCGTCACCTCGAACGGCATCTCGCACACCTTGAACGGCTCCCCCAGCTCGGGATCCGCCTGGACTCTGCCGATCTCGAGTGCGCCAATGCCGACGGTTGTGCCGCCGCTGTCGGTCACCACCACCTGCACGCCGGGGGTCAGATCGTCCCAGCCGCGCTGCGACAGGCTGCCGCCGTGGCAATCCAGGCCAACCTCCCAGCCGGACGGCCAGCCCTGGATGGCCATGGTGCCGGTGATGGTGCGGGTGGACGGGCCAGAAGCTGGCGTATCGGCGGGTTCGGGGCTGCTGCTGCAGGCGGCGAGCAGCAACACGATCGCGGCGGCGGGCATGGTGTGGTGTAGGCGCATCGTGGCAGTCTCGACCACGCGGTACGTGCCGTGGACCCGCACAACCGGCCAGTATCGCTGTCGCCTACACGACTCAGGGTGTCAACGCCGCCTCCCGCTCGGCGGTCCGGGCCTCGGCCTCCTCGCGCCAGGCGGCTTCGCGGGCGCGCTGCTCGGCCTCCTGCGCGTAGACCTCGTGCGCCGAGCTCATGGGTCACGCCCGAGTAGAAATCACCCGGGGCTACAGCTTGCCCACACACGCCGACCGCGAAGCCGCCATCAACAGCCTGCTCACCGACCGCTGACCAGCGGCATCACCGCGCTATTGCCGGTTTCCGGCGTACTCCGGTCGGCCCCCGAGTAGGTCGTGGGTGAGTAGCCCGGCAAACGCCTCCGCCCATGGCCAGCACCGCATTCGAGAGCCGCAGACAGGGCAGCGCCCGTCGACCTGGCGATGCTCGGCCAGGTCCCGCCACCAGCGGCGGACGGTCGCGTCGGCCGGCGTCATCGCCTGCTCCTGGCGTGTTGCGGTGGAGCCCAGTTGTCCTGCCCGACCGTGGCGAGGTAGCCATAGGCGGTGTCGGTGGGCGGGCACGGCCACCCGGATCCGCAGATCGGGCACCGGTCCACCCGGGGCCAGTGCTCGGCGATGATCCGCCGGGCGGACAGGATCATCCGGTTGCGTAGCTGGACCGTCGACAGACTGCCGGAACGCGGCCGGGCGTAGGCGCCGGCCCGCCCCGCGTACCGGGTAGCGGGACCGGTCACGTCCAGCCGTGCGGGCCGGCGGCGTCGGCGGAAAAGGCGGATCATGCGCGTGCTCCCTCACCCTGGGCGTCTCGGACATCCATCCGGCCGTGTCGTGGTTTCAGCGTGCGACGACGGGACTACGCTCGGAAGGAGGTCGATGTTTTCAGGGCTTTTCAGCAGGGGGACATGTGGACGATCTCGGCGCGCAGCTCCGGCAAACTCGTACCGAGGTTGGTGCCATGTTGGCCTCAATGGCAGCGCGCACGTCGTACTCGGTGTCGCACCTGAGCAACGTTGAGGCTGGGCGGAGGGCAGCGACGCCCGACATCGTGCTCGCCTACGCGCGGTTGCTCGGGGAGGGTGAAGTGAAGCGTCGACAGATGTTCGGCCTAGCGGCTGGGGTGGTTGGCCCGGTCGTGGCCGGTGAGCTGATCCGGGTCGGTTTCAGCGCCGCGCTACGCGGCCGGACTGCTGAGGAGGACTGGCGGGAGCGGGTCGACCAGTACGGTCGGGACTACATGGCGGTGGGCGCGTCGGCGCTTCAGGCCCGACTCGCAAGCGACCTCGTGATCCTGCAACAGCACTTGGACACGCCGGCCATGTGGTCACACGCTGCCAGGGCGTTGGTTACCTACGGCAAGACCACCCCCAACCCCACTGAGGCCATCCGCTGGTATGACCTAGCTGGGGTGGCCGCCGACCGCTCTGATGATCTCGCGGTGCGGGTGTGGGTTCGGGGCCGGGCGGCAATCGCCCTGGCCTACGAGGGCGCGGCGCTGACAGCGGCACGCCCGTACGCCGACCAGGCGGTCGCGTTGTCCGACCGGCCGTCACTCGGTCGAGTTCAGGCCCTGATGGCCCAGGCGCACGTCGCAGCAGGACGCGGGGACCAGATCAGCGCAGTCACGCTCGACACTGACGCGCGTCGTGTGTTCGACCATGCGGCATCGCCAGACGACGAGGTGTCCGATACCGCTGTCCCTCCGTGGCGGATGGCGACGTTCCGCAGCATGCTGTACGCCCGGCTCGGGATTCCCGGTCCGGGGGTCGAAGCTCAAGACGAAGCTGACCGTACGCGGCCCATGGATCTCCCCCGCTTCGCTACTCACATTGAGCTACATCGTGGACTCACGATGGTCAAGGCCGGTGACCATGTTGGCGGAGTCGCATATGCCCGGCAGGCAATGGATGCCCTACCGGCCGACCGCCGATCGCAGAGTTTGACGCTCATGCTGCGTGAAGTGGAGCGGGCATCGCGGCGTACGTCGTAAGCGGTCGGCACGTCACGCCGTCACCTGTCCGTGTGGGCGGTCCTGGCGCGTCGCGCCGTACGAATTCCCGTACGTCCGCACTTCTGGAGCTAGCCGATTTCGTCTCAGTCAATGCGTGTCGGACATCCAACAAGCCACAAAAGATGTGAATCCCGCTTGCAAATATTGCTTGTCGATTGTGGATCTGATAGTAAAATTGGTTCGGCTGATCAATGATCATTTGAGCATCGGTGACGAGGGGCCCGCGGGGGTTGTGGCCCTCGGTCGCGCACCATCGCCGTCCTTAACCGGGCGAAGATCCATCGACACGCCCGCGAGAAGTCTTCCCATTCGTTCGTACGTGTGTTCGACTAGCACGCCCCTGACCGGCACTCACTGGAGGTCTTCGACAGCGCATGAACTATCCCTCCCACCCCCACCCCCACCGTCGCCCCGCCATGCCACTGGTTGCCCGCGCGGCGAACGCCGCCACCGCCGCCTACCAGCGCGCAATGACCAGCAAGCGCGAACGCCTGTACCAGCAGGAGATATACCGGCTCCGGCGGGAGGTCAAGCGACTGAGAGACGAGGTCGGGCGCCGCGCCGTCGAGGGGGCAGGCGATGTCGTTAGGTTGCCATCGGCTGAGACCTTGCGGGCGGCGCGCAACCTGGCCCGGAAGGTCATCGACGCGGAGCGTGAGCGCGGTTGAGGACAATTTTGAGGACACAACCGCTATGCGAACGTGGCGGAAGTGGTCTACGTAAGGGAACAAACATGCAGGTGGAGAGTGGGTTCACGTAGTCGCATTCGCACGTGCATCAACGATCACCATGCCCTCGTAATGCGTAGGTCGACGGTTCGATTCCGTCAGGCGGCTCGGAACAACGAAGGGCCCGTGACCGGGCGAAACGCCCAGGTCACGGGCCCTCGTTTTGATCAAGATGAAGATCAAGGGTGTACATCAGGGCGTACCGCCCTTAGGGAACAAGGTTTGGCCGACACGCTTCGTAGCGTCCCTGGCCATCGAGCGGCGCCTTGACGCGCTGGAGGAGTTGCGTCCCAACGGCGGGAGTTCGATCAAGGACCAGGTGGGACCGGATCGCCCACGCCCGGCGTCGACAAGCCCGAGCGATGACCGGATGGGAACGGCGGAGGGATCCCGCCCTCACCGCCAAGCGGCAGGGGCGGGACCCCTCAAAGATCCGATAGGCTCGGAGTGCTATCCAGCGCAGCCGGGAACGTCGCCGGCGCAGTTGTCCGGCCGGTTATCGACCACGACCGTGCCGGTCGCGGGGTTCAACTCGACCGTACCGCCTTCGTTGAAGATCCCCCCGCCTTCTACGACGGCGATGTTCCTGACCACCTTCGTAGCAAAGAGAGTGGCTACTGAGGTGGATTCGTTGTTTATGCCACCACCCTGGTCACCTGCCCGGTTACCGATGATCTTTGTGTGTCGCAAAACTAATTTCCCGGCACTGTAGATACCGCCACCGTCGGCCTCGGCGGCGGCGGCGGTGTTGTTCTCAACCAGGCTGTCCTCGATGACAACGGAGGCTTCTGGATTTGACCGCAGTCCGCCACCATCGTTTTCGCTGGAGGTGTTTCTGGCAAGGGTGACGCGCCGGAGCGTGAATTGTCCACCTCCTAAGAAAATGCCGCCAGAGCTCGTGGAGACATTGTCCGTGATACGGCTATCCGCAACGATTCCGACGCCACTTTCCATGAGAAGACCGCCGGCAAGGCTTTGAGCGTGATTGGCGGCAATAGCGCTGCGCTTGACCCGGACCGCTCCTTCCGCACTGCTTACTCCGCCCCCGAGGTCCGCAGTATTGGCGGATATGTGGGACTTGCTGATTTCGAGTACAGCGGTGCTGACGATACCTCCACCGGAGGAACCAGCGGTGTTGTGGTCGACTGTGGAGCGATTGATTCGGGTGATGCCGAAGTTGGAGATGCCGCCACCTGCGGCGCCGGTGATGTTGTAGGTGATGGTGCTGTGGTTGGTGGTAAGTGCTCCGCCGGCGTTGACGAGAATTGCGCCGCCGCTGTCGGTGGTGTGTCCGCCGGTGATGGTCAGCTTGTTGAGGGTGAGGTCGCCACCGACCTCGACGGTGAGAATTCTGAACGGATCGACTCCAGCGGCGCGTTTGATGGTGGTGTGTTTGCCGCCGTTGAGCGTGATCGGGGTGGTGATCGCGGGCAGTCCGGCCCCGTCGATGTCGGCGGTAAGTAGGTAGGTGCACTTTGTGGCGAGGTCGAGGATCGCGCCGCCACGGGCGTTGGCGAGGGTGATCGCGGCGATCAGGGCGTCCGCCTTGCACGGGACGGGTACGCCCTTCGGTTTCTTCCCCTTCTCCCCCCTGTCCTTGTCGTCCTTGCCCTTGTCGTCGTGCTTGCCGTCATCGGGTCTGCCGCGGTCATCCTCGGCGGAGGACCCGTGTGGCCCTTCGGACCCGGTGCTGGTGAGGGTGTGTGCGACAGCGTCAGCAGCCGGGCCGGCGGTGACGCCGGCGGCGGTCAGAGCCAGGCCGGTCATCCCGGCCAGCCCAGCGGCCCACCATCGTGACCTCGCTCGACGTCCACCGGGCCTATCTGGTGCGTGTTCGTGGTGCTGATGGTCCATGCGGTCTCGGTGTCCTTCCCCGTGAACGGCGAGCAACCACCACCCGAGGGCGCGGACCGGGTGGTGGTCCTCGGCTACCAGGCAGGCGATAGCAACCACCTCGAGCTAAACCGACACCAGCCTCATCAATACATGAACACGAAGAAAACGCCTGAACGAGACATTGTCACCGTTACCAGACGCGCAGCCCTACCTAGGAGGTACCCGATGACCCACGACTACCTGATTTTCTTCATCCGCACCGCCGTCCCCGCCGCCGTCGGCGCCCTCCTTGCCTGGCTCGCCTCACAGGCGGGCATCGTCCTCGACACCGACTCCTCCACCGCCCTCACCGCAGGCGTGGTCGTGCTGGCGATGGCCGGCCACTACGTGCTCGTCAGAGTGGTCGAGGTGCGCTGGCCGTGGCTGGGGGTGCTGCTCGGCACGCCGGCCACGCCCCGGTATGAGGTGCCGGCGCGGCGCGGTCTGCTACCCAGCACGGCGGGCGGGAACTCGCCGTGCGGCTACTCCTGGCAGCAAGCACGCTCGTAGTGATCGGACTGGCCGGACTCCTCCTCATGACGATGGTGGCGGAAGGGTGAGCTTCTCCGTTGAGCCAGCCGCCTTGACGAGCTACGCGCGGCAACTGGATCGCGCCAGCGCCGACGCTGGCGCGGTCGCTGGATTCGTCAATACCCACGCCACAGATGCAACCGGTGGTGAGCTGATCGTCATCGCTGCTGAAGGGCACCGGCTTCCCGTCGCTCGGTGATTGCCGAGCTGTTCGAGGATGTGGGAGCTGTCCGGGGCGACGGTGGACTTGGCGATGTAGTGCTTCTTGGCGGCCGGATGCGCTCGCAAGGCCAACCGGTTGGCCTCGTCTCGCGCCGCAGCTGGCAAGCCGTCGAGCGCGCCGACCCGGCCCGGCGCGGCGCCGTCGCCGACCTCACCGCATTCGCAGCTGACCTGGCCGGCTTCCTTGCGGTGTCGCAGCGGGGAGTCTGTTTGCGGGCTTCGGCTGGTGCATACCATCCACTGAAGACTCGGCAGGGGAGTGACAGTGAAGTTCTCCAACGCGTGGACGGAGATCGCCGTCATCGCTGTCCTTACCGCGATCGGCATGGCCCTCGTTGGGCTGGCCTTCGACATCGACTACACCAGCCTAGTGATCAGCTACATGATCGTCATGGCCGCTACCGTCGCGGCCAAGCTGACCAAGGTCCGTCGGACGGACCGTAACTGATACAACGACTCCCTGCCGGACGCTCAGCATGCCGGCGCGCCTGGCTTGGCAACCGCCGGCCGCTCGTCAATGTCGGCGGCCGGCGATGGCGCGGGCGGCGGTGTTGTCGCCGCTGGCCGCGGCCTGGGAGGCTTGGCGGGCCTGCTCGTGGGCGGCTCACTCGGCGTGGGTGGGCCTCGCGGAACCAGCCTCTGTTGTGGAAGGAAAACTGGTGGGCCTGAGGTCAGTAGTCGTGGCCGTGGCTTCCCACGGCAGTACCCCAGATACGGCTGTTGGCCGGCACCCGAACCGGGTGCCGGCCAACAACGTGTTCCCCTTTGCGGGTCAGATATGTGGTGGTGTGCTGGGTCAGCTGGTCCAGTGTTCGGCCACGAGGTCGGCGGCCTGGGTCTCCCACTGGGCGTAGTGGAACGGGTACGCCGACACCTGTACCGTCTGGGCGGCCTCGGTCAACGGCATCTCCTGCCAACCCTCAACCTGCTTCAACCCGTCCAGGAACGCGGTGGTGGAGTAGGCGGGGTCGGTGATCTGCTCGACCGTGCCCCAGCCGGAGGAGGGGCGCTGCTGGAACAGACCCTGCGAGTCGTGGTCGTTGCGGTCACCCAGGTGACCCAGGTTCTCCAGCTTCGACTCCTGCAAGCTGGTAGCGATCGCCACGACGGCGGCCCGCTCGTCCATCCCGGCGGCCTT